GGCGCACGCCGGGGTCGCCCTCGGGGTCGTCAGTCTCGGTGATGCCGGACGTGTCGCTGGTGAGCGATGGGAAGAAGAACTGCATCTCGGCGAGGGTCGCGAAGATGTCGAGCGCGTTCGGCCCGGCGAGGCCCGCCGTGGTGACGTCGATGTTGGCGATGCGCCCGCCGTAGCGCCAGTCCTTCGGGCAAAGGCCGATCTGCTGGCGGAAGAAGCCGGTGAACGCCTCGTACTGGTTGCCCAGCGAGTCGTAGGCGGCGCGGACGTCCGACTTGTCCTCGAAGTCGAGGCCGGCGTGGGAGTCTTCCGGGTAGACGCAGAAGATGGTCTCCGGCCCGAGGCCGAGCCACCAGAGCGACGTGTTGGACGATCCAGTACCGCCGCCGTCGAACACGTTGGCCGCGTTCTGCGTGTTGGCTGTGTTGACCGAGTTGTAGAAGGTCGAGAGGCCCTGAAACGCCGCCGGGTTGGTGGCGGTGTTGCCGTAGAGCATCGTGAACTCGATGGTCTGGCCCATGCCTTCGAGGAACGCGACATCCTCGGAGCGCCGGAACTTCTCGGTGTTGCCGGTGCGCTCGGCGAGCGTGCGGTCGACGACCGAATAATCGGTCAATTCGCCGATGGACACGCGGTCCTGCGCGGTCGTGCTCTTGCTCGACGGCGTGCCGGTGTTGATCATGCGCCACGAACCAGTCGGGATCGACGTGCGGTAAGTGAACATATGGGCGCTGCGCTCGTTCGCTTTCACGAACGGGAAATTTTTGTAGATGGCGAGCTTCTGGCTCATCATCTCGGCGACGCGCGGGATGTTCCCCTGCACGTCCATGCGGGAGGCGACGTCAACGATTGTTGGGAATTGTCCGGTCGCCATTTCAAGCGCTCCTATTCATCATTTCGAGGCGTAGAGGGAATTGGATGGCCGCTTGCCGTTGTTCTTGGTCGGCTGCGGAGGGACGTTCGGTTGCCTGGGCTCGTCGAGAACGCCGCCGAGCGCATGGAGTATTTCAACAAAAACCGGGTGATCTCCGGCCCCGGTGATGCGCACGAAATTCTCAACGCGCTCGGCTTGGGCGTTGTATTTTGGCGACCCAGGGACCGCGCCGCCGGCCAGAATCGACGTCGCGAGATCGCGCGCGCGAACGGCGACGCCCATTGCGGCGTCATGGCCGGAGCCGCCGACAAAGGGGCTGGCGAGGATTTCCTTGCGCCAGCCGGCGCGCGTGTCGTTCCAGACCTGCACCTGCTTGGCCGCCTGCTCCTGCACGAACGCGGTGGCGGCTTCGTTGAAATAGCCGACGGCCTTCTGCGCGGCCTCGGGCGTCAGCTTGTGCTCGCGCGCGAACTCGGTGAAGGCGGCGACCTTCTCGTCCTGCGGCTTGACGTGATCGGGGAAATCGAACTTGTATTCGACCGGGGCTTCCGGTTCGGCCTCGGCGGCCTTTTCCTCGGTCGCGGGCTTCTCGGCGTCGGGCTTGGCCTCGACCTTCGTTTCCGGCTTGACCTCCGCGGGTTTGGCGTCCGCTGGCTTCGTCTCGACGGCGGGAGACTCGGCGGCCTTCTCGGCGGCCTTGGCCGGCTCCGCGCCGGGAGCCTTGAAGGTCTCAAGCAGCGTCGGGATTTCGTGGGGATGCTTCGGCGCTTCCGGCGCGGCGGCGACCGGTTCAACAGCCGGGGCGGCGACGGGCGCTTCGACGGCGGGAGCCGGAGCGTCGGGATTGACGATGGGTTCTTCGCCGGCCATCAGCGTTTGCCCTTCTCAGGCTTCGGCTTCGGGAAGCGGGGATCGTGTTCAATCCGCATCAGGCGCACGCCTTCAAAATCGCGGATCGTCCATTGGTCGAGGAAGTGGTCGGAAACCGACTTGACGCCAGCGCGGAAGAAACTCGCGTGTGGATCGGGAAAGCCATTCGGACCCGCGCCGAATCGCGCGTCCATGATGCCGGCCGACTTGAGCAGTCCCCACATTTCGCGGCGACCGACCGGCGAAGCGAACGTCGCGCGCCACCAATCTTCGGCCTCGCGGTCGTCAAGCTCGGCGCGGCGCGCCTGCTGCTTGAGACGTCGCGCGTCAGCGGCGCTGTCGGGAGAGCCGGGATCCGGCTCCGCGCGCTCGGCGTCGTCATCGTCAGGTTCGAGCGGGTCAATTTCATCATTGCTCACGCATTCGCCCCTGGGAGGATGATCCCGCCGGGGCTGAGCGACGCGCGATAGCCAAACTTGCGGTTATCGCGCATGAACGGCTTGACGGGCTCGGGGATGATTGCGCCGGCCTTACCGGTCTTGCCGCGCTGGGTCTGATCGACGAGGCGGATCACGGCCCGCAGATTCTCGGCCAGCTTGACGAAATTCAGGTTCTTCTCGCCCATCGCGATATGGACGGTTTCGCCGTCGATCTTGTAGCCGCGCAGCCAGCCGCCGGCCTTCTTGTGGCACTCGCCCATAAGTTGGCCGATGGGCCACCAGCGCATATCCTCGCGCCATTGGGAGGCTTGCTTGCAGCAGCCTTCGATCTTCTCAAGCTCGTCGCGGAGCATTTCGTATGCGCCGCCGTTGTAGCTTTCGATGGCGAGATGGTCGCAATGCTCCGCCGCGAGCGCGAGGTTTTCGCGCATACACTCGAAGATTTCAGCTTCCGTCAAGTCGCTCATCAAAGCGACGGTTGGCTTGTGTGTGGAAAATCAGCAATTGGCTGTTGAAACAACCGTGACTATCCGGTAGTCACGAGGATTATGCAGTATCGCCAAAATGTCTAACGACGATCTTTTCAACAGGAAGCAAGCCGCCGCTTATCTTCGCAAGATGGGCTGCGCGGCTTCTCCATCGACGTTGGCTAATATGGCGGTAAGCGGCAATGCAGGCGGAGGCCCGCCGTTCATCGTGTACCGGAATCGAAAACGACGGCACGTCAGCTACAGGCGCGTCGATCTGGACGAGTGGGCGGCGAAGAAAATCCGGAGGGTCGAGTGATGGGCGTCATGACTAAACGTCGGCTGATATCAAAGGCCAAACGACACGCCGCCCAGCGCGGAAGGGAACGTGAGGATGAGCGGTTTTTGGGTGGCATGCGCAGGCGGATGCAGGCGACCGTTGACGCCTGCAATTTCTATCGCAGCATCCCCGCCCCCCTCATTGCGGACGCGGAATAATGGGCGAATCCCGGCGCAAGGCCCAAATCATAGGAGTTGAAATGTCTGGTCTGATCGGAGCGAAGTCCTGCCGCTCGTGCGAATATAGGCTCAAGCTGCAAGGCAAGCTGTTCTGCCGGCGCTATCCGCCGCAGAACATCGGCGGCCTCGTGCCGGGGCCGGAAGGGCGGCCGATGACCATGTTCATGTCGAGCTATCCCGAGACGAACCCCGACCTTCCGTGCGGCGAGTATGTGCGCAACGGCGCGCACGCGGCGGAGGAATTGCAGGACGCGGCGAAGGCCGCGACGCAGCAGTGAGCGAGGTTGAAGCGGCGGCGGTTGGGGGATCGCATGATAAGAGATTGATCAAGGCCAGCGTCGGCCACAGCCCGTGGATCAAGGTCCGTTCCAATCCGAAACGCGGGCCGTGGATAGCCCCAGGTGAGGATGTACCCCCCATCCTCATCGAGGGATACCGGCTCGAAACACTGCACTACATGCGCGAAAAAGAAACGTCGCCGGATATATATCGTTTCTGGGTTCATGAGAGCCTGACGATTGACCAGGCTTGCGCGATGATTATGGAAGGTTACGCGCGATGATCCTCTCCCGCCGAGGCGTCCTGCGCTGCTTGACCGGGCTGATCGCTGCACCTGCGATTGTGCGGGCCGACGCGTTGATGCGGGTGGTGGCGCCACGTTTGGGTGAAATAGGAAACCCCGTTATTGGGTTGCCGCCGCCACCTGGATACGAATGGCGAACGTCGTTTCCGACGGCGAAATGGCGGATGCTAAATTCTGGCGATCCAGGCATTCGTTTGTGGGAACTTAACGAATATTTCGCAGACCTGAAATATTTGTCATTGGCCGCCCCCGCCCAGCATCGCGCCGAGGGCTGAATTTCCGCCAGGCAGTTGCGTCTGGCTCAGGGTTTTAGCGGCGTCCACGCCCGCCATCGCTTGCCCAGGAGCCGCCGCTTTCTGCATCTCGTCGTGCCGGATTTGATCGTGCTGCACGACTTCGCCGTCTGTGAAAAACAGATTCGGAGGGAAGTCGTTGAGGTCGCCGTAGTGGCGGAGCGCCTTGTCGAGATTGATGATGCGGATGGGATCGGGGACGCCGGCCGCCTTCGCCGCCGACGAGAGCGCGCCGGCCGTCTGGAAAACGTCTTTCATGCTGACCGACTCGGCGCTGCGTTGCGCCAGCCGCATGATCGACGTGAAGCCGATCTTTAGAGGCACGCCATGCAAAGACGGCGGCGGCGGCTTGAGCATCTTGCGGCGAGACATGATGTTCATGACGCGCTGGAGCATCACTTCGAGCGCCTGTTCGGCGAGCGTGATGACCGGGCCGAGTTCCTGCAAGCGTTCGAGGTCTCGCTTCGACAGTTCAAGTTCGTTGCGCGGCTGCACGCCCTCCATCTTGGTGATAGCCATGAACAGGTCGACGTAAAGGCATTTCTCGACGCGAGCGTTGACTTGCGCGATGTCGGCGGTGATCGCGGGGAGCCATTGCGGATTAGGCTCGAACAGCGGGAAAAAGCCTTTCTTCCCTCCGTCGGTGTTGAAATAGGTGATGTTGCCTTCGATGATCGAGGCGGGCTCGGATTTCAGTTCGGGCGACGCGCCCATCGGCGGACGGACGCCTTTGCCGATATATTCGGCCTTGCGCATCGTCTCCAACTGCACCTGCTTGGAATCGCCAAGGCAGTCCTCGCAGGGGCCGTGGCCGTAGGGGTCGTTCGACACCTGAGACCACATCAGCGTGAAATTCGGCTGCACGTTGAAGCCGCGCCGGCTTAGCGGCTTCTTCGATTTCGAGCCGCGCAGCCAGTAGACCTCGCGATAGGCGAAGTGGTCGGGGACAATACGGACGATGCGGTCTGGGTCTTTTGAGCGGCGATCCCGGATCGGCGTGTTCGGCTCGATGGCGTGCGCCACGACAAATTCGAGTTGCAGCGAGCCGCCACCCTCGCGCCAGGCGTTCGCGACTTCCTGCGGGCAATTGTCGATTCCGAAGAAATCGACGATCTGGATCACGTTGTAGGTGAACTCGCGATAGAGCGTGTTGTTGGTGAGGGAGCCGCCGACGTCGAGGTAATATTCGCCCGCGCAGGGCAGATAGAAGCTGACGACGCGATCAAAGTCCTCGTAGCAGATAATCGGCGCGGTTCCGAAAACGATCTCGTCTTTGAACGCCTGCGCCATGATCGTGTAGAAATTCGACTGCGCCAGCACCGTGTAAATGCGGTCCTGCGTGTCCTTGAGCCACGACGTCGCGTCAGCGTCGAGATTGAGCCACGGCAAAGCGTTCGCCAGCTTGAACCAAGGCCGGGAGGGCGAC